GGATTTGAGGATTCATCAGAACTTGATTCACATTCAATTGTTGAAGATGGGGCAGAGGCCATGGCAGGTTACCCTTCTTAATCATATAGCCATCCTTGGTGAAGAAGATGACATTGTCGATTCTTCGGTCGAACGCCTGCCAACGGTCCGGCTCGGCAAAAATCTTTGGATACCATTCGTTGGGTGCACGGTTAGAGGTAAACACCAGGTGACCTGCAAGGAGTTGATGGAAAGCGCCTTTGGTATGGACCTCCATGGGGTACCGATCGCAAACCCGAAGCCAGGTTGTGTATGGCATCTGACCATAGAAATCGTCGAAAACAACCGTCTGATGCACATCGGGACGATAGTCCCCAAAGAAGAACTGGCCGTGCTTCGTCGGGTAATCAGCCTGCACGTAGGGCGAAGGGCCCAGCATGGCGTAACGAGTTTTTCCAGTCCCTGGCTGACCGTAAAAAACTGAAACGACAGGCTTCGAGTCGCGAACTGGAGAATAAAATGTAGCCAGAGCTCTCTAAATTAATTAGTCTCCGATTTTACCATTCCGTTGTTGATGGCCATGAAGTGAGTGGGATAGGCTTCAATAGCCGCGGACAGGCCGCGTCTCTTGATGGTCATAGCGACGCTATGAAGTTTCTCCCCCGAGGGTGCAGAGATAACTCCGTGCTCAAAGATAAATTGAGGGCGCGGAACATCCGCAGCGGCAACGCAATGTTCACAGTCACAAAAAGGTTCAGGCTTCTTGCAATAATGGGCTGCTTGGTACGCCGAGCCACGCCTCGGCTCCCAATGAATCTTCTTTGAGATAATTTTCTTAAGCTGTGACAAGCGTTTGCCGGTGGGGAATTGGATGAATCCTTGAAAATGGGGGGTCCCATTTTCACCAACTTCCAGTTGGTAGACGAGATAGTTGTAGGTCAGAGCCCGAATGCGTTCATGATCTCTCTGACGGGGATTGTTTAGTGTAAAACACCAATCTTTAACAGGCGCTGCTTGGCGAGGCATTTGCTAGAAAGCAAGTAGTTGCGGGGTGGTGGGGTAATACTGAACCCACCACCCCGCTATGTTTTCATCAAAACCGCGCACGTGACTTTTCGGTGACTTTTTTTAAACTCCCATAAAGTTGGCGGTGTTGGTCACTGTAGTACCGCAAGCGCGCGCCGCGGTACCGCAAATGCGTCTGTTTGTAGGATTTTTTATTGTTGGTGGCGGCTGGTTTTTTTAGAAGTCCATGATTAGACCTTGGGACTTCCATTTGTTAATTGCCGCTTTGGTTTCATGATGCCAGAGCATCGAGGCTGCTCTGTAGTCGAAGTCATCATCGAAGTGTTCTCGCCGAGGGAGGGGGAACCTCTCCACAAGTTTCGCCCAGGTCACTACGGCCGGTGGGGCCTGCGTGACCGGGGTACTTGGTGGTGGCGGCGTCCCTGATGTGGGGACTTCATCGGCTGTGTCCGTGCGGCCAAGCCTCATGTTGAATATTCTACCCTTTCGGAAGAACTCAACAGTCTTGGCTTTTTGAGTTAAACCGGCCTGGTCACGACGTGCCTCTTCGTCATAGTCTCCCTCTCTCATAATCCAAAGGGAAGCAACCTCTGGTCTCATACCATTGTAGGTGAAGAACCGAGTTAGGTAATATCGCTCATTGCGGGTCTTGTGAAGTTTGAGCATGTACTCCTTAGCAATCGGAGGCCATTTGCTGAAAGGAAAGAATAAATCTCCTTCCTCTAAGTCACATTGAAATTGCTTGGAAACCGACATGGCGCTGACAAGAAATGACGTAGTCGTTATTGCGTTTATTGCGCTAATAATTAGTCTACATTAAACCAATCATCATCGACAGTAAAGTGTCTGGGCTTGCTGAAAGCTCCTTTTCCACGGAGGATTTCAAAGGTGTACATACAGTAAGGACTCATCTTAAGGATTTCAATGAGATACCATCGCTGATGCCACTTCCGACGGACTAGCTGACAATACAGCCGATATGTCGAGTCGAAACGAAAGAAGGTCTTAATACATTCAGCGGAGGCCTTCTTGGGGTGTTGGGAGTTGGGCAAATACCATTGCCAGAAGTTATTGCTTGTTTCCTCTTCAATTTTGACACGTTTTGGGGACTGTTCCATGTTTTGGTAATTAATTTTTTGAATTAATTAGTTCAAAAGGGAAACTTCCCTTGTCTCACAGGAACTTTCCCTTGTACGATTAAACTCGTCAATTAATTTTTTATTTCATAATTAATCAACGTAGTAGGCCCTGGAGCAAGCTTGAACAGTCACAGCGACCGCACCAGTGGATTGGTAGGCATAAGCCAACAAGAAGACATTGCAGTTGACGGTGCCAGCAACAGTAGGGGTCGCGTTACCTGTCTTAATCTGAACCTCCTTGTTCGGTTTCACAGCGAATTTGAAGTGAGGTTGGGTGTATGAGGTAGACACCGTGGTCGCCGCTGCATTGTTCGCGGACACAACAGGGGTAATGTTGATAATCTTGTCCTTCAAGATGGTGTAACGACCGCCTCCAGCGGCCATGCGGAGGAAGGAATAGGCATTTTCCTCAGTCGCCCCAAAGTCTTGGAAGACGTCCTCTCCCTGTGCCTGGGAGCCGGAGGGCATGTTATCCATGACAAGCACGAGCCTCACGGGAATTGGATTGTAGACGGTAGTACCGGCCGTATTGGTAGGAACAGAGAGAGAACCTTTCACACGTAAAGTCTTCAAGGTATATTTGTTGCCGTTGACCTGTCCATAACCGCTACCCTGAGCGGTAGGCACAAGACAAGAATCAGTGTAGGCTGCTGCTGCACCTCCAGAGTTAACATAGTTGTCCGCAGGAACTTCCGTGTCCGCCCAAGTAGTACCAGCAGTGGTGACGGAGGCATTGATGCCAACATCAAAGTACTTGACTTCCCCACGGGCACGTTGAGCTACGTAAGAGTTATTACGTGCAGGGGCAGTATATCGCATAGGATAGTCAATGCCTTCCATAGGGGTCCTTTGGCGAGCATAATAAGCAGCTTCTGCCCGGTCGGCAGCTGCCATCTCAGCGACGTCTCGACGACGACCTGCCTTGCTCTTAGCATACGCGTTGTATTGACGGGGAGGTGCCATGATAATGGATCGACGAGAAATTAATTAACCTTCTTGGATGCTGTTCGCGAAGAAATGGGTGGCGCGAATTTATTTCTAATTTTGGAAATCGCAGAACGCAGGGAGGCTCGCGCCTAATATTTCTCTTGGCGGCATTTCTACGAAATCAGAAAAATGTCTCACGAGGAACATTCGCATTCGGAGCAGGAGGAGGGTTCAGGATTTGAGGATTCATCAGAACTTGATTCACATTCAATTGTTGAAGATGGGGCAGAGGCCATGGCAGGTTACCCTTCTTAATCATATAGCCATCCTTGGTGAAGAAGATGACATTGTCGAT